TCGTCGTCGTCGGACATCGCGGCCGTGCACTTTCGCGCCGAGCGCGACATGATCGCGGCCTTTTTTCAATTGCTGCCCCTGCTCAACGCCGACGTCGTTTTGGACTTCAACGGCGACAAGTTCGACCTGCCCTTTCTCACGGGCCGGGCGAACAAGCTGTGCGGGCCGGCCGAAGCGGCGCGCGCGACCAAGATCGCCCGCTACGACCTGTCGCCGGTGAACGTGGTCACGCAGCAGTCCTACGACAAGTTTAGCAACAAGCTGCACTCGCACTATTTGACGTACTACATTCACATCGATCTGTACCAATTCCTGAGCACCGACTCGGAGCACAACGACCTCGAGAACTTTCAACTGAACACGGTCGCCGAGCATTATTTGAAGAAGAGCAAGGTGGACTTGCCGATCCACGACATGCTGCAGATGTACGGGGAGAAGAGGCTGAGCCGCATCGTCGAGTACAACGTGCAGGATTGCGTGCTGCCGGTCGAGCTGTTCCTCAAGCTGGAGATCGCCGATTACATGTACACGCAGTGCATGCTGTTGTACTTGTGCACCGACGACCTGCTGCGCAACATCTCGCACAAAATCACGGTGGCCTACTTTCACTTGGCGCTGACCAACACCGTCGCCGCCGCCGACCCGACGCCCGATCCGTACTTTTTCAACAAGTACGATCTGAGCGTCACGTCGGGGCGCAAGCGCGCCTTCAACGAGCCCGCGCCCAGCGCGAACGCCATCGACCTGTCCCAACTGAAGCGCACGCCCGTCGACGCGGCCCGCATACCGCCGTCGGCGGTCAAGCTGTGCTCGACCCGGCAATCGTGCACCTACAAGGGCGGCAAAGTGCTGTCGCCCAAGCCCGGTTTCAACAGGTGGGTGGCCACGCTCGATTTCAACGCGCTGTATCCCACCATCATGATGTGGGAGGGCGTGTGCATGTCGAACGTGTTCATCGCCAGCGACGGCAACGTGTACCTGGACAAGAACGTCAACGCCGTGAACCCCAAACTGTTGAAGACGCTCAGCGAAATGCGCGTCCGTTACAAGGGGCTGCGCGACCAGTGCGAGTACAACTCGTTTTACTATAAACTGTACGACAAGATCCAGAACGCGCTCAAGCGCATCGCCAACAGCATCTACGGCTACTACGGGATATTTTTCAAACCGCTCGCCAACTACATCACCAAGATGGGCCGCGGCAAGCTCAAGGAGGTCGTCGGCAAGGTGGAGGCCATGAGCGACGACCCGCGCATACTGCGCGAGTTTGGCCTGTCGAAAATAAACTTCTCCGTCATATACGGCGACACGGATTCGTGTTTCATACGCGTGCTGTTCGACGAGGCCGAGCTGGCGCCGGACCGCCGCCAGACCGCGATCCGCTCCATCGTGCAGGACCACGTGTGCAAAACGCTCAACGACTCGTGGTGCGGCTACAAGATGTCGCTCGAGAACATAATGCTCAGTTTGATTTTGCTGAAAAAGAAAAAGTATTGCTACCTCAACAACGAACAGCGCACCAAGTACAAGGGCTGGCTGATCAAGCGCGACATGCCCCTGTTCATGCGCAAGGCCTTTCGCGCGACGGTGGACTCGTTGCTCCGCGGCCACTCGACGGCGTGCGCGCTCGGCCTGCTCGCCGAGCAGATGCTGCGCTACTATCGCGAGTTCGGCGCCCCGCGGGAGAATCTGGTCGACTACTGCTTCAGCATGTCCTACAACGAGACCTCGACGACGGCCAAGCGCCGCAAAGAGGAGGACCCGGCGCGCAAGCCCGTCATCACCATAGCCAAACACTGCCGGGAGCTGCTGGCCAACTCGGGCGTCGACTTTCTGCCCGGCAACGGCGATCGCATCCAGTACGTGCTCGTCGACGTCAAAGAGAAGATCACTCAGAAGGCGTTCCCGCTCAAGCTGTTCGACCCCGACAGCCCCACTCTGCAGATCAGCTGGCTCAAGCACATGAACATTTTGTGCACGTTCATGAACGAGCTGATTCAGGTGTTCGGCAACCGGCCCGAGTTCGAACACTATTTCGGCGCGATCGTCGACGAGTACACGTCGGCCAAAATGTATGACGTGCGCTATCCCGTCTTGGTGCCGACCCGACGCGCCAAAGCCGGCAAATCGGCAAAAAAAAATGACAGCGACAGCGACAGCAGCGACGACAGCGCCGACGACGACCCGGCGACGACGCCCGTCAACTATCACAGCCTGTTCTCCATGCATTTGAAGAAGCCCAAAAGACAAGCCGTCGGCGAGTTCGAGCCGTGTCCTCAGTGCGTCGCGCGCGCGTGAATGTGTCGGGCGCGTGCATAATAAAATACTATGGTGTTGTAAAATAAATATATTGTATTAAACATTAATATTGTATTAAACATTAATATTGTATTAAACATTAATATTGTATAAAAATATGGTAAATAAATAATATTGTATAAAAATATGGTAAATAAAATTTGAATTGCGCTAACCGCAAATTATGGCATTGTTTATTTCGTGGACCAAAAACTCTGACAAATAATCGACGGCCTCGTCGCCGATGTGCTGCTCGTCCACGTACCGCTGCAGCAACTCCATCACGTGGCCGTTGTAGTAGACGCGGTCGCAAAAGTATTGTATTTGCGAGCGCGTCAGCCGGACGCCGTCCGTGGCGTCCAAGATGGCGCACATGTTGTCCAGGGTGATTTTTTTGTCGATGAAGAGTTTCAGAACGCGCACCAGCTTGTCGCGAAACTTGTCGTCGCGCTCCAGCTCTTTGAGGTATTTTTTTATGTGCATGGACACGTACGCCACTTTGGTCACGACGGGCATCGAGGTCATCACATGATTGAAAAAAGTGGCAAAAAAATCCATGCTAATCGGTAGAGCTGGTGTTCTTATTTAAAATTGCGTCAAACGCTCTCTCCAGATCTCTTTTCTTTTTTATACTCTTAGCTTTACCGGTTTGCAGATCGGCAGCGTCCGACGACTCGGGCTTAATGTACATCACTTGCAACATGAGTATGAAAATGATGAACACCAGCAGCATGAACAGCAACAGATTGGATATCCCCTCGTTCCTATCAAAGATGAAACCCAGCGCTATTAACATTAAAAATGTGTAGTAGATAAACATTTTGACGAAATATCAAACGACTCTTATTCTTCGGTGCGGACTTGACTTATTAAATCGGCGGCGAATCGCCTCGAGCGCCCGCGGCCTCGTCGTCCGCGGACTCGTCGTCCTCGTCTATCCCGATTTCGTACTTGTTCAAGTAGTGCTTGGTGCTCGACACGGAGTCGTGGTTCATGAGCTTGGCCACCTTCTGCAGAGACATGCCGCTGTTGTAGAGGTTGCTGCTGAGGTAGTGGCGGATCATGTTGGAGCGCGGCCGGTCCATCTCCACGCCGGCCTCCTCGAACAGCCGTTTGAAGTCCTTGAACGGAGTCGAGGTGTTTTTGGAGATTTGCAAAATGGCCGGGTGCTTGGCGTACAGGTCGAGGGCCAGCTCGAGCGGTTTGTTTTTGATGGCGTTCAACAAGTTGACGCGACTCTTTTTGCGCTTCAGTCCCACGTGACTGCGAATTTTGCCCTTTTTGATGAGCGCGTTCAGATCGTCGACGGTCAAGTGGCGCGCCTCGTTGATGCGCATGCCCGTGCCCAGCATGATGCAGAACACGATCGCTCCGCGAATCAGGCCCCGGTCGTGCACGTAGTCGCCGTTGAGAAATTTAATTTTCCTCTCGATGCACCGCAACACCTTGTCGATGACCTCTTTGAGGAACACCGTCTTCTCTTTCTGCTTGATGAGTTTGAGCTCGCGGTCGCGCGGCAGCATCACCTGCTTCGGTATCTTGTACTCGGGCAGGCCCATGGCGTTCGAGTAAAAGTTGATGGTCAGCTGCAGGGTCTCCTTGGTCACCGAGCGCAACTCGAGCATGCGACGGCACAGGTCCTCGGGCTCGACGGTGGGCCGTTGGAGGATTATCGAGTCGAACTCGGCGTCAAGCGGGTGCGAGCTGAGCTTGTTCAAATGTGATTTATCGACGAGGCAAAAAATTAATTTGATGAAGCGCGACTTGTAGCTCTTGAGCGTGGTGGGCGCGAACGGCTTGGCGAACATGTACTGCGACCAGAGGCTGTTGTTCTTGACCTCGTCGGGCGAGCACCTCTGCCGGTCGGTGGCCAACTCGAACGCTCGCTCGAACTTGAAGTGGCTTTGAATTTTCGACTTCCACAAATTGAACGTCTGCTCGTTGCGACCGCTCTGCTGGTGGGCCATCGTCAGGAGCGCCGACGACGAGGCCTCGTCGTCGATCATGGAAAGGTTGATTTTAAATGAATTTAGGTTGGTTGACAAATAATTTCCGTCTTTCTCTTAATATTACAAAATAATAGATTGCATAAACCAACACCACGATGCAAAACACCGACAACAGCGCCATCACCAAAACGTCGGCGCCGGCGCGCGGGCGCGCGGCCGCGTCGGTGTGCCGCGGCGGCTCCAAAACCAAGGCGTTTTTCGGAGCCGCGCCGCCCGTCTCGGCGGCGGCGGAGGCGGCGTCGTCGTCGTCGCGCAGGGCCAATTTTAGCGGAATGTACATCACCTTGGACGGTCGTTCGTTCAATTGTTCGTACGGCACGTCCAACGAGGGAGAGGCGGCGGGGGCGTTCATGTCTGTCGATCGATCGCCGGCCGATTATTACGTTTGTAACTTAACTGTTGAAAAATGAATCGCCGCAGCGCCTCGTTTTGAAAGGCGAGCTCGGTCAAACTGCGCTGGCACGCGTTGGCCGCTTTGGAGCTATCGTCCTTGCGCGCGCCGCCGCCGCCCGACGAGGTGATCAGCGTGGCGCCGCTGAACAGGTCGGGACGCTTGCCCGCCTTGGTGGCCAGGTCGGCCACGTACTGGAATATGTTCACCGACGAGGAGAGCGGCGCCAGGAAGCCGATATTTTCCTTCAGACTGATGATGCGCGCGCGGTTCTGCTCGTTCAGAATGTAATAATAGTAATCGCCGCCGCTCGAAAATATGTTGTCGATCACGTTGTTCACCAGCATGTTGATGTGGTTCAGCTGCGGGTACTTGCCGCTCTCGACGGCCCTCTGTATGTTGGACGGCACGGTGGCCTGCTGCAGCAGGCACGTCATGTACTCGTTGGCCAGCTGCTGGGTGAACGGCAGCGGAATGGGCGTGTTGGTGGCCACCGCCTGCGCCACTTGGTACTGCACCGCCAGGCCCAACTGCTTGGCCGCCTCGGCCACGCTCGATTCGTTCACGCCGATCGCACCCTTGTTGTAAAACTTTTGCGCGTAGGCCGGCAGGACGGTGTAGACGAAAGAGGGCTGGAACACGTTGTCGGGCACCGCCGAGCCGCCCATGTCCTTGGCGAGGCGCGCGTAGTGCTTGATCAGGTTCTCGTCGCTGTCGAAGCGCTTCACCACGTTCACGTCCACCGGGTTGGTGTCCAGGCACAGGTCGCGGATGGTGTTGATCAGCAATTGCATCTGGGGCGTCAAGTGGGACATGTCGTTGGTGCGATAGTACTTGATGACCCGGTCCACGTAGTCCACGCACTGGTTCATCCAGGCGGCGCTGTAGACGGCGGCCGCCGCGTCGCGGTCAGCGGGCTCGGACTGCATGATGCTCGCAAAACTCCACCCGAGGAGTACTTATATTATAATTGTTGTTCACATACAACATTGTCACAATGAAAAGGACAAAAAAAATTAACAGCCAAGAAAAGTCGAACATGTTCCACACGATCACCGCGAGCGACAGGCCCACGAAGACGGTCTGCATGCTCTTGCGCTTGCACAGAATGCTCTCGCAGTTTTTGAACGCCACGTTGAACCCGTTTTCGCCCTCGACGAACGAGCGCAGCTCCTTTTTGCAGCACTCGTCGCACGCGATCATGACGATCACCACAATCCCGTCCGAGTGCGCGTATTGAAACGTGCGCGGCTGGCTGCCCGGATGGAACTCGAACTCGTACCCGTCGGAGGTGGTGATGTGCGCGTAATAATGCGTCAACAGCGCGCCGCAGGTTTTTTTCACGCGAACCTTGCTTATTTTCAACACGTTCACGTTCGATTTGCGCGCGCGTTCGTCCCCGATGGAAGTGCTGTTGTCGAACAAATAATGCAACAATAGTTCGGCGTCATATTTAATTCGATTCAACGTCGTCGAGTCTTTGTTTCTTAAACGGTGCAGGCAACTCGTCTTCGGAGTCGATTGCCGCTCCGCCCGCTCCGCCCGCTCCGTCCGCTCC